CTGGGTACTTAGCAACCCAATCACCAACACCTGAAATACCTGATGAATAATTGCTATCATAGTCATCATCATTTTTGATGACGGTATTAATTGTGTTACCAGAATTTGATGTAGCATTACGAGCAGCAGTAGTATCTGAACCACTGTCGCTTGGCTCAACGACCCGAACAACTTGTAGGGCATTTGAGTATGCTAGGAAGTTTGATGCTGTGAAGAAGTCATCAGCAGTATTAGCATCTGGTGTTTGAAAATTATTGACCAATGAGTTTTCATCTGTTACTAAGACGATTTGGTCAGTTGGACCCCAACGAAAATGACCAGCAATACCGGCACCCGTTGTTTGTACGGCAGGAACAATAGTTGTGAGATCAATCTCACTTACATTCACGCCTGGAGATACTTGGAAAGGCATTTCTTTACTCCTTATGTTGAAGAAACGAACGTATCAATTCGTTTTTATTTATAAAATAACTAATTTACTTAGTTAATTAGATAAATAATGACATGGAACATAGTAAAGAAACCAAAGATAAAATACGTCAAGCGAGATTAGGTCGCAAGTTTTCTGATGAAACAAAGCAGAAAATGAGTGCTAGTCATCGTGGGAAGGTGCATAGCGAAGAGACAAAGAAAAAAATTAGTGAGTCCATGAAGCGTAAAAAAGAGTCAGCGACTATCATTAATCCTTGGTCAGACTAGTCATAGAACCCCCGTAAGTCATCTAGTGAATAGTGATCCACTCGCTCTGCCTGTGGTCTATCGTCAATGCCGTCATCATAGAAACCGAATGGTAGCATCTCCTCATCCAATAATTCTTCTTTATCGGCAAGATATTTTTGACGAATATCAGAATTAGTCAGATCTTTAAAATACTCTTGACGAATGAGCCAACCAAACAATACAAGACACATTACCAAGTCGTCATGATGCCCTTCGTCAGCTTCGTATGACTCTTTCTTTGAAATAAAGTTTGATAGTTCTTCGATAACATCAAAGTCCTCAATAATAATCTTTTGATCCTCTACCAAATCCTTGAGAGTAGAGCAACCAATCCTTTTGACCTGTTTAGTTGTTCGGACACCAAGTTGTGTATTCTTACCAAAACCACCACCAATTCTTTGCCCTGCCCTGCCTTTCATAGCAGTGATGAATAGATTTTCATACTCAAGGTCACGATATAAAATATTCGAAATCTGCTCACCAATATCGTTGATCTCTACCAATACGAATGCTTTATTAAAATTGTTAGCAACATTGTAGATGAGTTCTGGATAAATCAATGGTGAGATATTCTTGTCTCTGTACTTGGCAACCACACGATATGGTATATCGCTTACGTCGATGACAACAAATGCTGAATAGTCACCACCCACACCTCTTGCAGTGTCAACGACGATTATATACTCATGACCCTGTTGTATCTCTTCATACTGGTCAAAGCCCTGCTTCTGAAACATGGGGCGAACGAATGCTAGGTTGCGAAGTGTGTTAGCGTTGATGAGAGTATTGGATGTGCCTAAGAAGTTACAAGCAAACTCCTGGTCAAAAGACTCCTCGCTTGTGTTAGCAATCTGCTGCACTTTCCAATCATCATCACGCCCTGGTGTTTCCCACCAATTCACAGCAAGTGGAATGAAGTTGCTGCGTTCCTCTTCTGCTTCCACCCACATTTTATAGAAGTGATTCATGCCCTTTGGTGTAGACACAATAATCATTTTGGTTTCTGTACCAGATGAAATCGTAGGATAGACTGACTTGAAGAACTCATCAGCAATACCGTGCTGGACGAATGCAAATTCATCTAAGAAGACAAGCGAGAAGGACTGACCACGAGCAGCAGAGCCTGTGGTTGACGTGGCAAGAATCTTCGACCCATTCTCTACTTCGATAGAACCTTTGTTCCAAGTGAGAATACCCTGCTGTAACCATATCGGTAAATGCTCGTATGCTTTCTTGATACGGTCAAGGAGTTCCCTAGCCAGTTCTGCTTTGTTAGCAAGAACTGCAATATTTTTATCTGAATTGAATAAAAGATAATGAAGAATGAAACCGACAACAGCAGTTGACTTACCAGACTGCCGTGGCATTTTTGTGATAACAAACCGATTGTCATTGAACGTATTAATCATCCGCTCTTGATATTCATACAGGTCAAGAGGAATCAACCCATGGTCAACATGGACGATTTTGACAAACCTCTTAATAAAGTAAATCGGATCTTTGGCGCATTTTACATAATCTTGAATTTGGTCTTGTGTAAATTCAATATTCACCCCAACCTTTTTCAGATTGGGATTGGACAAATAGGCATCAGACATTATTTCTCACTTTTCAATTTTTCAATCTCTTCTCTATTTTTCTTGATAAATTCTTCATTCTTTTGAATATGAGCGTCCTGGGCAGCGTCAATCAATCGCTGAATGCGAATGCCCTTCTCTTCTTCAGTATCCTTGTGTAACTCCGCATCAATGACCTTTTCGAGTTTCAGATACAGAATACGCTCATTGGGTACATATCTCCAGACATAACCACGATCGCTGTATACGCCAAAGACTGTTTGTCGCATACCAATCTTTAGAATGGTTGCCTCGGCACCGTCCAGTAAAACCTTATCACCCTCGTTGAATGCTTTATCGAACTGAAACGCAATACCCTTTGACAGACTTGTTGCAAAGTCTTTAAACATGATAGCAATGATAACAGAGATTAAAACTGCTACCCATGGTAATATTGCATCCGTCATTTCCCATGACAGGCTAGATATCGTTGCTGGTTCCATCGTCTTTTCCTTGGATTAGTTTCTGTAAGTCCGCAGTCGAACCGACAAACAAAGCATTATTGGTAATATTCTGTGCTGAAGGTTTGTCTTTCTCTTGCGTCAAATCTTTCTTTTTCTTTGCCAACTCAAGAAGATCTTTGTTAGTATCAGTAAGCGTTTTCATTAGATTGGTGGCAACTTCAAAGGCTCTTGGTGATTCGCTTTGTCTAGCAATCTCCATCACCCTATCTAAGTCACCCATACCAGAGTCAATCAGATCTCTTAGATTACGCCGTGCATAATCGTAATCGTCCTCTACGTCTTTATTCGTATTGTCGGGTGGTAGGACTTCCTGTAGTGTAGAATCCACATCAAGCAACTCACCCATCTTATCGTTAAATCCCATGACTATCACCCATAAAAGAATGTGTTGGCAGCAAAACCATAGTCATCGTCTGAATCGATCAGACTGCGATGGATAGATGCTGCACTGTTTGATGTTGGTAGACCATCAGCAGTAAGACCAGGAACGATAACCACTCGACTGCTCTTCTCTGTATCTGGTGCTGTGTTAGCATAGAAGTCTACCTGTGTTCTTGTAATCACACCAGAGTTTGTAGTAGGACCGTATAGATAACCCTTCATCGTGAAGTTTAGATCCCACATTAGAACACGGCGAGACATGAAATCTGCATCATACGAGTCTTGCAAACTCACACTATTTAACACCGTTGGAATATCCATTGAGATATCCATATCAGGCATAATATTGACTGACATATTCCATTCTGGCTTGAAGTATGGTAAAATCTGCTCTAAGATCTGTGTGCCATCGTCTGCATTCTTCACCATGATAGATAACGTGAAATCGATATTGTATGGGACTGGTGTGTATTGTGTTCTCAATAAAGTCTTATCTGAAAATACGAATGAGTTTTTCTGTGTTGAGTTTAACTTTCTGATTGGGTCATAATTGATACCTGTCAACTCGAAACCTAAACGTGGTAGTGAAATAGCAATCTCTCTGTCTAAGTTAGGGTCAGTATCCAATCGTACTAGAAACTTTTGCTTTGGTCCATAGGCAATGGGTACAGCAAGTGTCTGCACTCGACTGCTGCCATTGTTACGCTGAATGGTAAGGTCGTTGAACATACTGCCAAAGACAATGACATACTTACGCATTAGACCATGTGAGAAATATCCAAACATTAGAATGTACCCTCCGACCATGGATCATCTTCAGAGAAGTCAACGATGCCACCTGATAGAATGTCAGCAGTGAATAGGTTGTTATTGGCTTGTGCGTCTGTTGCTTCGACTGTATATTCCTGCATCAAACTGCCACCATCTTCTGTGAGCAATGAACCATCTTCGCCGTCTAGCAATAGTTCATTGTCAAGGATATTGAGACTGAATTTATCTTCAATCTCATCAATCTCAGTGATACCCGTGTCGATTGCTTCAGAACTATATTCAAACAACTCACACCGCAAGTCGTATGTCTGGAGTCTGCCTGTCTGATAGAATAGGGATTCGTGTTCGACGTGCTTGATCTCAAAAGTCTTATCTACCATTGGAAAGTAAATCAAGTCACCTTCGTTTGGTCTGTTAGACGTAATAGCATACCCGTCGCCTGTGCCTTCTTCAAGCACGATAGACTCGGTTTCGTGATTGCCTGTTAGAAACTGACGTGATGGTGTAGTTGTGCTTGCGTCTTCCATAAGAAGGTTATAACCAACTTCTGTCATCAACTTCTCTGACCTGATTTGGTCAAAGCGTTTGCGAGCAATCGTGAAGGTAATCTCATCACGGATCTGAAGACCAAAACGTGATAGTAAGTCACCCTCACCTTCAAACCCCTCAACATTCTTGATGTACATCTCAACATCAGCAGCATCGTTGAATGAAGATAATGGGTCTTCACCATACAGATTGTCTCGTGCTACGATGGTGCGTGGAACATACTTCACGTCATGACCGTAGATTTTGATAGACTCAATCGTTAGATCTTCTACGAGGTCTTGCTCACGCCCATAATTGAAATGATTAAAGTACTGATTGACAGCCATTTCATTATCCTGACATATCGTGTACTGGTAGACTGTAACTTGCGATCATTTCTTCTTCGAGTTTTTGAATTTCTTCTCGTGCTTCAGACATAACTCTTGGACCATCAAGTGTGATGCCACCAGGAAGTTGTACGCCAGCAAACTTAGAAAGATTCTCACCCCACTGTCTTTTGAATAATGCAGTGCCATAACGAAGCAACCATCTGTCATTCCATACGTCTGTGTATGTATCTGGGTCTGTTGTGCGATAACCTTCGATGACGATGTATTGACCAACTGTGATTTCGTCCCAATCCATACGAATGTATAGTCTGTTTACATGACGGTTGAAGTCGATTGGTTGCTTGCCAACAAAGATTTCTTCCATGGTAGCAATATTTGTCAATGCGCTGACATAGCCAGAATAGGTAGCACTTGAAAACTGATAGAGATCATTTAGATGAATCTGATATCGCACGTTGAATAGACTTGATGCACCAATGCCTGTATCGTCAATATCAAACACACGGACGATGCCTTGAATGTTCTCAGCAATGGGAATGTATTTGTTAGCAATATCGTCAGCAGTGATTTGGTGTGACATATAATCGTGAATGGTGCCATCATAGTGATAGTCACGATAGTATTGTAATGCTTCGTCAATTCTATCCTCTAACTGCTCATCGTCTACGTTAATATCGATGACAGGAGAACCGAGATTGCGAAGACAGTATTGCTTGAATGCTTCTCTTGATGTTGGTTTTGCCATAGTGACCTCTTATACTGGTTGCGTTATATTTATAAAAAAAGGGGAAGACTAAATCTCCCCCTTTTGAAGTAAATATTATAGAAAGTACAACTATTCCACCCAACCTGTTACATAACCACTTGGAGCAGTGTAAGTATAAGAGTCTATATCAGTTAATGTTACTGAGGTTGAATCCCATAGTTCTATTCCCAAGAATAGAGCACCAGTCACAGAGAAAGATCCTGACATATTACTTTGTAAAGTATTATTCCGATATACATCGAAATTATTATTATCAGCATCAAGTGCTAGGCCTACAATATCACCATCGTTAAGATTATCGGTA